AATTGTTGATATTGAGCAGAAGTAATTGTTTTACCTTTTAACGGATCGTATTCTTTTTTAAGTTGAGCGATTTGTGTATCAGACAATGCTTCTTTTAATGTTTTAGCTATTGGAGATGTGGCCCATTCTTTATCTTCGCCTAATACTTTTTTTACTAAATCTGGTTTTAGTTTCAATTCTTTTGCAATATCTTCGATTGATTTGCCATCTTGTTGCATTTGAAAAATCTTTTCAAAAGTAGTTTCTTCTAAAGAAACTGATTCGTTAATCTCTTGTACTTTTTTATATGCTAAATAAGATTCTTTTATAAAACTCATATTATTCTTTAGCGTAATCCTTGAAAGACATCATTTTAGTTTTTACTTCTTCTATCTTTGTTTGGTAATTATCGCCGTACCTCTCTCTATATTTATCTATTGTTTCATTTGAACTGGCCCATTCATCTATATCCTGAGCAGTTATTTTCTTTAAATTATCTTCAGGTTTACTAGGTTTATACTTATCGCCTTTGTAATTAGGGTCATATCCTGGTTCACCTGGTGTTGTTTTTGATGTATGTTGTGCATAATCGTGGCCTATATCATAAGCTTCCTTCTTCATATCTGTCATATTGTATAATTCTTTCCTTAATTCTCCAAACATTTTTTTAAATTTTTGTGTATGTTTGCTTGGTTTAGTTTTTGCTTTGTCATCTCCTGGAGCAGGTTCATAAGGACCTTTTGTTGTATCTTGACTTCTAAAATGAGCCGCTCGTCTTTCTTTATCTGATTTTGATAAATCTTTGTAGTATTTTTTAGGTTGAGTGCCTGCAACTTTACCCACTGTCTTATCTTGTGGTAAAGGTTTTGTATGGCCGGCCTTTTCTTCTATTGAAGATACGGCTTCAAAACCATAATCAACATCTAAATTATATTCTCTCACTAATATCTCCTTGTTTGCTGTAATAGGTGTGCAATCCCAAATCCAAGATTTGTGTAGATTGTTATTCACATCTTCTAATACAATGTAATTTGTTCCTCGTCTTATTACTTTACCTTCTATTTCTAACTTATTGTTTTTAACTTGTTCGCCAATGTTAAATATCACTTCTCTTATATACATATCTCTTACCTGTTGTTGTTCAAACTCTTGTAAAGTTTTTAATTTGTTTTCTTGTGGTTCAAAATCTGCGGCCAAACTTACTGACAATCCCATACCTTTTCTTACGTCAAAAAATAATTCATTTTTTTCTTTCTCAGATAAATTTCCAGGCACACCTCTTTTGAAATTTTTTAAATCGCCTTTTCTAGCATAATCTCTTAATTTACTTGCACTCATACCTGTAACTCCTTCTTCATCTGGATCTCTTTCACCTGCCGATATTATATTAATTTTTTCAAAGTTATAATATCCGTGTCTATTCTTTTCATCATTGTATCTATTTAATATAGACTTAAATTCTGTAATTCTATCACTGCCTACAACCATTGTTACATTTCTGTAACCCATATTATAAATTTTTGTTGCTAACTCTAATACCATATTTGAAGGCATAATCATTATATGACTCGCATAGTTTTTAAACATCTTAGTCATATATTTTAATTTATCAGATGGTGATAATGGATTTTTAATTGAGTCTTGTGATCTACTTAAAAATATTTTATAATCCATACCTTGACTGGCCACTGTTCTTATTAATTTTTCGTGGCCAATAGTTGGTGGATTAAATCTACCAAAAGTAAATGCAAAAGATTTATTGGTTTCTTCTGTCTTTATTGAATCTAATTCTGTGTCTGTAATCTCACCATCTTTTATTATATCTTTTAATGCCTTATAGAAAGTTAAATAATGATATTTTTCTAACATTTTATAAACAACATTTTTAGGTAATTGATTCTTTCTACCAAATGTTTTTATTTCTTCTGGTGTCATATCAGTGGCAAATGCTGTTGCTCTGTCTTTTAAAACTTCATCTCCTATAGCAACTAAATGGTTAATACTATCTTCGACTTCTATCACTTTTGCATTTATTAATTCTTGTAAATCTAGTATATCATTAGGGTCTAATTCTTTTAATTCTTTATAGTCTATAAGGTCTCGTTTTAATTCACCTTGTACAACATCTATTTCTCTTACTTTCTTTTCAAAGTCAGCTGCATAACGTTTTGCATCAAATTTAAATTCTTTTGCTTTTCTTATGAATGTATTATTCTTTATATCAAATACAGCATCAGCCATTTTATCGTTTGTTTCTTTTACGTTTGGGTCTGTAATGATATAATAATTAATAGGATGTTTTGTGCCTGGTACTAATACACCATTAATGTTTCTTAATGATTTGGCTAATTCTTTTCTTATTACATCTCTATCTTCTAATGGTACATCAAATAAAACATTTACATCTAAATCGGCATCATCTCTATATGTTTTTGTAAGTATTGAACCAACTAAACTATATTTTAATACCGGTCTTATATCGTTAAATTTTTTAATTTGATTTTGTATAATGTCTAATACTGATTGTTTTAATTTTGGATTATCTGTATCAGCATCATCAAATACACCTTTGGCATATGTTCGTCTAGGTATATCTATGATCGCTTCTTGTATTAATCTAAACATCTTTTCTTCTTGCCATTCTTTCTTTTGCCATCCATCTTTTTGCAATATAACTTTTAATAGGTGTGCCTAAAAATCTTCTCACAACTGAATTTACTTTGTTCATTGTTTGTGTAATCAATTCTTGTTCTGATTTACTGTTATCAACTACAACAAAGTTTGCTAAACCAAAAAGGTTTTGAAATCTACCTATATTGTCTTGCACCGTTTGCCAAGAATTTCTTGTAATATATTCTGGTACAATTCTTTCTCTTTTAGCATTTCTTTCTAATGCAACATTTAAACTTGTATTTACAAATATCATATAACAATCATAACCTAGTAGTTGTAACGCACTAAACTGGCGACTGATAACATTGTAATCTCTACCTGTGGCATCTATAACTAAACCTAATCGGCCTTTTACGTATAAATCTATTTGGTTATCTACAATAGCTTTTGCTCTTGTTCTTAATATATCTCTAAAATATTGTTCTTCATCAGGCATAGATAAAGACAGGCCTGCTTTTTTTAAACTGTTTTCAAACACTATATCTGAATTAATTAATTTTAATCCTGTGCCTGTAAATACATTTCTTGCAACGAATGATTTACCTGAACCTGGCCCTCCTGCAAGAAAGAAAGCCTTAAATATATTAGAGTCATAAAGGCCTTCTGAAAGTATTTGTTCGTATGATTTCACTAACAATTCCACTTTCTTAAAGCTAACGCCTTACGTGTCGGTCTGCCTTTGTCATCTTTCATAGGACCTGGATTACCAGACATACGAGCACAGAATGATTTACGTCTATTGTATGCCTTGCCTCCTTTTTTTAATTCAGATGGTTTTTTTGTAACAGGTGCTTTTAGATTACTACCATCTCTACGATTAAAATAATCTCTACCTTTTTGTGTCAATCCACCACTTGGACTTTTTAGTCCTTTGGCATCTTCGTTTATAAATTGTTTAAATGTTTTCATTTATCCTTTTACCCAATCTTTGGCTATTGTGAAATTAGCACGACTAAACTCTAGCCTATCTACAAGTTTAACGGCACCCCTTACTCTATCAACGGCCACATATCCTTCAGGATTTGTTACTTTATATCCATCAGGCGTTCTTATAAAATGACCAATTGATTGTATTTGATTTAATTTTCTGATAAGAAAATTCTTTGCACGTTGTAATGATATCCAACTTGCAATTGTAAAATACAATGCTTGTTTATTTCTATCAATAAAATCTAAACCATTATCTCTTATTGTTCTATACTTTTTTTTAGTTTCATCTTTTGAAACGGCATCTACTTCTTGTTGTAACATATTTACATAGTACGATCTAAACATATCAATTAATTCTTTTACTTTGGCAATATCGCCTTGTGTATTTTTTATAAAGTAATTAAAGAAAGATTTAAGTTTATAACCTACTGATAATGGGTCTGTTGAATTAAATTGATTTAATAATGGTTCTGCCTTTGATAACGAGCCTTCTGCCATCGCTATAATATTATCAAACTGTGTCATTTCTGCATTATTAAATGTTGCAACGCCTGAAGCGTCTTTATAAGTGGCGTCTGTTACAAACACTGATGAAAGTTTAGGAAATCCTCTTAATGTACCAAAACTGGCCTTTAAATTGCTCATTTTATTTCCTGAATATACTGTGTGAAATACAATACCTAATCTTGCACTTGCAATTCTTCTACCTATTTGACTATCTGTAGCTACAGCATATGTAATTGTGTTTGGTGTAAATACGTAAAAATCTTGTTCATCTATTGTAGTTGTTTTTACATCACCTTTTGTAAATAACAAATCGCCTTGTAATATGCCTGTAATACCTAATTTAGATAACTCTCTTAAGCATACAATTAATTTGTTGGCTAAAACACCATCGTGGTTTCGCATTATATCACCTGTTGAATAATTGATTTTTGGTGTTACGTTGAATACTGATTTAGTACCGACAAAGAATTTGCCGTTTTCTGGATTAATGCCACATATAACAGCAGGCGCACCGTCCCATTTAACAGTTACGTTTAGTCGGCCACCTGTATGGCCTGTCAGCATTTTTTTGATTGATTTTAGAAAGTTAATTGCATTACGACCACCTTTTGAACCTTGATCTATAATACTATCTTCTAAGTGTTCTAAATGGGTGTTTGTCCCTTTAGTAACAAATCCTTTAAAACTAAACATTTACCTCTCATTGTTCCCATAAATAAAATCACGCAATCCATTCAATATATCAATTCTATTATACTACACTATTTATAAAAAGTCAAGTTTTAATCAGATAATTTACATTCCGTATTAAGTAATGTTGAAAAATCTTTTGAAATTGTGGCAAAAAATTGTGGTTGCGAAGTAAACCCTCCTTTATATCTTAACTCCATATCTAAAATGTTTACTTTACCTTTTTTTAAAATTAAATAAATTTTAGCTGCATCTGATTTATCGTTCTTAGCTTTATCTAATATTAACTCATATTTACTAGAACCTTTATTCAATGCACTTAAACCACATAATACTGTGTGCAAAGGTTTTGCTGTATCAGGAGTTATTATAGGATTTTCTTTTTTATCTAATTTTGCAACAGCATTAACTAATGCGAAAGCAAAACTATTATCTTCTAATTCTTTATATAGTTCTGTTTTTAAAACTAAATTAATTAAACTTTTAGCAAAAATTGAACTATATTTATTCATCACTTTCATTAACTCGGTAAAAATGCTATCTGTGCTTGCCAATTTTGTATTTACAAAAGTTCTCATACTTTTTTTAGGATTTTTTTCTATATTTTCAGGAAATAAAGATTTATCTGATTTTTTAGGATTTTTTAAATTAATCGTGCCATAACCTTTTAAGTCTATAATAGCTCTTGATCCTCCTTTTGCTAAATCAAGTATCGTTTTTTTAAATAATTCTTCATTATTAGATGGTAGTGCGCCTATAACACTTAGAGGCCCTTTACTTACAGCCTCTTTTATAACTCTAGCAAAATAATTTGCTCTCAAAGCTTTTATTTCTTTTTTTACAGGTTCAAAATCTTTACTCAATAATACAGAATCAAAAGCTTTATTAATAATTGTAGGATCAGCAGCTGACAATGTAGCTTTTTTTTTTAAAGAAACTCCGTAGTATCCTTTACCTACTTTAAATATTATGTCAGATGAGTTGTAAGTTTTAAAACCAAATGCTTCAACTTTAAATTTATCTACCTCTTTAGGCCAAGTATCACCTGTCATAAAAACTTTATTAGCTATAGGTGTGGAAACTTTATAACCTCTATCATTTATACTTAATAACCAATTTTGAATAGACAATGCCGCTGATATTCCTTTAGCTGCATCATCTAAAAAATGTTTAGAATCAAAAGCTCTTAAAAATTCACTTTTAGCATTAACATTACCATATTCTATTATATTGCTTTTAGCTATTTTTTCACCACTTTTTATGAAATCTACTAAATCGTGTTTTGTAATTATTTTTTTTAGTTGAGCAGGAGTATAAGTCATAGCTACTGCTGCCATAATTTCTGAGGGTTCTACAAACAGTTTTATTGCCATATCTCTAAGTATTTATTATACTAAAAAAGAGAAAGTGTCAATTACTTAATTTTATCGCAAAGAAATTTAGGTATGCCACCGTTTTGTTGCCATTGACGGTGTGTATTATGAAACTTAACTATTTTTTCTACATCTTCTTCAAAAAAAGATTGTCTTACAATTGTACCAGTAGGCCTTTCTATGGCCTGCCACATTATCTTATTATTTATTTTGACCATCATCTTTTCATAACTTAATTGAGAACCTAAATGACTAGGTCTTTTATCGTTTTTATGAAATTTAACTTTTTGTCTTTTCATTTCTTTTTTCCAAATATTCAATTATACCATCTAAATGAAAGTGATAATGAAATAAATCTTTTGTTGTAAAACCCCATATATCTTTATCTTTTGTACGCACTCTTTTTGTTTCTTTTAACTCTTGTATGTCTTTTATGCTACACAGTTTCATATAAGTTTTATAATTATATATATTTGTAATACTAACACGGCAATCGGCACAATGGTTCTTATAAGTTCCATGGTGTGATTATACTCGTCTAGTTTTCTTTCTAATTTATTTCTTTTCATATTTTAAAATCTGAAAACTTATCATAACTTGTTTTTACTTCTTGTTGGTTACTATCTACAATGTTTTGTGCTGAATGAGCCACATCATATAGTTTCATTTTTGCACGATCAACACCTACAATAAATGCTCGATTAATACTAGGGTCATTATATCTATTCTTTAATTGTTTAATTTTCATTTGACCTAGTGCTTCAAGTTCTTCACTTGATATAAGAGCAAACATAAAGTCGGCCGTTGCTGGAAGACCGAAAGATTCAGAAGTATCTTCTAAACCAATGTCTGTACTTACAAAACCTGTTCTGGTTGTTTGTGTAGCACTAAAGACTGGTACATTAAACTCAACCGCAAGACCTCTTAATTCTTCTGCAATGGCCTTGATATAAAAATAGGAAGAAATATTACCACCTTTAAATCTACTTGATGAACAAATATTTAAATAGTCAACAAATACAACGTGTGGTCTAAAAGATTTTTTTAATGCAAGTTCGTTAAGTAAAGCTCTAAAATGGCCAGCATGGGCTGAAGCAGTAGGATATTCTTTTATAATTAATTTACCAGATGTCTTATGTTGTATTTTTCTAATCTTATCGTCATATAACTGTTTTGGTAATGAGTGTAGGTCATCTATTGTAACATCTAAAAGATTTGCGTCAATTCTTTCAGCAATTCTTTCTTCTGACATTTCTAAAGTAATATACAATACATTATGACCTTGTGTTAAAAATGCACTTGCACTATGACACATAAACAAAGATTTACCAACACCTGTGCCTGCAAGACATATATTTAAAGTTTTTGCTGGCACACCACCTTTTGTAATACGATTCATAAATGATAAATCAAACTGATATTTTTTTTCTTTTGTATGATAAAATGTAAATCGTTTTTCAGCGTCTTCAATATAATCATGGCCGATATGATTATCAAAAGAAACGGCCAATGCTTCAGATAATATGTGTGGTATAGCTTCAGGCGTTCTGCTTTTATCTTTGTTATCAAGTATTTTAATACCTGTTAATACTGCATTATGAACCGCTCGGTCTTTACAAAACTTTTCAGTTGTATCAAACAACCATTGTAATTCTACCTTTGTATTATCTAAACTTGATAGTAATTCTTTTACAGATTTAAATTCATCTTCGTTTATATCTTTTCTTTGGCCTAATTCTATAAGTAAAGTTTCTTTTGTAGGTATGTTTTTGTATTTGTTTACAAACGAATCTATTTGATTAAATAATATTCTTTCATTACGATTTAAAAAGTAATCTTCTTTACAGAAAGGCAAAGCCTTTCTAGTAAATTCTTCATTAAATATAAAATTACGTAATATCGTAAGTTCTATGCGTTCATTATTTAAATACTGCGTTTCCATCTTTTAATTGTTTTTCAAGTATTTCTACAAGTATATCACCAATATGATTGATAAAATCTTGTCCTTCTACATCTGCGTTATTAGGATTTACCATAATATCATATTTAAATCGCATTGGCAAAGTACCGTCTGGCTTCTCATCCTTTGCAAACGCAACATCTCCGTATTTGAAAATTACGCCGTTAAACTTATTATCAATAAGTTTTATACAGGTAAAGTCTTCACCAGTTTTTTGTACAAAAACGTATTTGTTATTCTGATCCGTAGAGGAACTTTTTTTTTGTTGCGTCATCAATCTTTTTTAATATTTCCTTTGTAAAATACTTTTCAGGTTCATCATTAATTGATTTACCAAACACTTTTGTGCCGTCTGGTAATTCGTATCGTGTTGATACTTTTTTGAAAATACCTTCTTCTTCTGCAATGTCTAATAAGCCATAATAACGGTCTAATCCTTTATTATAAGTTAATCGTACATCTATTTGAGCATTTTCTTTTGTTAACCTTGATTTGTAGTTTTTACAATGTATAATATTACCAATCACTTCGTTATCTCCATCTTTTTCTTTTCTTTTGCCGAGAT